TTTGACTTTGCGCTCGATACGTGCGTCCTCGATAACATTGAGGAAACCCTTGAGAGTACGATCCTCACATACCGCATCATGCCAACCTTCTGCTGGGGTCTCGAAGGCGTGACCGACCTCGTGACCGATAAGAAGATCCTGCATTGAAGTAGGCATATCTTTCCACTTCGGAATGTACATTGTACGGGAAATAGGATCGAATGCTGCGGTAGGCAGATCTGCCTTAACTTCTACTGTAATATTTTCAGTAGCAAGTAGTTTAGCTAATAGTGATTTTTGTTGAATTTGCATATTTACAGTCCTCACAACCGTTTTTTCATTGTTTATATGCTATATTATACAGCCTTTTCAGGAAAAGTCAAGACATTAAAGCCCTTACAAATCAATGACTTACGTTAAGTGCTTGATCTATAAGGGCTTTTATTTTTCGTTATTAATCAATAACTTGCGTGAAAACCTTGCCGTTGTAACGGAAAGTGACCTTTTCGCCACGCTGTACTTGGCGAGTCTCAGGGAAACAATTGACTTCCTCAACAATACGTGAGCCCTGATTAGTGCCTACACGGGAGCCTATGACAGCGCCAACTGCTGTGGCTGCTGTCTTACCATTACCACCGCCGACTTGATTGCCTATTAGGCCGCCAGCAATAGCCCCTATGATATTCACATCTGGATTTTGTTTCACAACCTGGCGGGTTGTACAGACTTCCACTGTCTCATATACCATGTTAGGTTCAGCTCTAACAAACTCTACGACCTCTTGGCCATAAGTTCCGCCTGAAACAAACCCAACCATAAAAAATGTTGTTGCACACATAAACTTTTTCATATGTTTCTCCTATATTGTTCTTATAGTATTACATCTTATTTGTGTAATGTCAAGACTTTTTTCTGGCCGCTCGTTTTGGCTTACTTTGTTCTGCTTCATAAATTTTCTGTCTGGCCTCAAGTCGCTTCTGTACTTCATCAGGGGCCATCCAATAGTCTCGGCCATTTGATATTTCTGCAATCTCTTTGTCTGTAAAGAAATCCTTGTAGATAGATTCAAGCAGATGTTTACTCCACTTGTCCTCATGGTTGATTTGTTCTCTCATTTCATTGCCTTTACCGAATGAGAAACCTGAATAGTTATGGAACATGAACATACTATGCTCACTAATTTCAAAACTATCAGCAATAAGAAACAAGAAGGTAGCAGCTGACATACAAGCTCCTTCTACTGAGGCAATTATCTGTGCTTGAGATTCTGCCATCACTCTCATTAACTGTACTGCTGTCATAACATCACCGCCATAGCAGTTTATATGTAAATAGATTACATCACTCTGACTTGCAGTTCGTATAATATGATTCCAAGCAACATAATTATCAGGGCCGTCAATGTTACCGTTTAAATAAAAGTCATATACATTGCCCGTGGGACGAGTAAATACACCTTCTACAATAGGCTCTACGCCTGTTTTCACTTCACTCATAACTGCTCCTATACGCTATCGTAGTATCTTGTAACTGCTTTGATTTTTTCTACTTGTTTATCTATGATAGCCGTTCTATTGGGCCAATGGATATAATCCTTCTCAGGGTTCTTCTGAAGGTTATACAGTAGAGGTAAGATTAGGTCCTCTACCTGCTTTAACTTTGCAACCACGTCTGCTTGTACCAGAGAGCGGTGCTCGTTTATCATATCAGAATTGTCAGAAGTCATAATTAAACCTTCTAATCTTTCTAACTTATCTAATATGGTCTGAAGCTGTGCGTCATCTACTTGCGCAACTAATGGCTGTGATTGTGTTTCATTTGCCGGTATGTCATCTACAGCAGTGAAACCAAAATCGAAAATATCATCAGACATTTTTCTTTTCCTCTTTTTGTATACACTTGCCACAATTAGTTCCGATCAAATGATAACGATCTTTATCTCCTTCTTTGACGGCATTGCAAATACAAATGTACATTACTTGTTTTTCTCTTTGTAGTCTGCTATTGCTGCCCTAATAGCATCTTCTGCTAACACACTACAATGTATTTTAACAGGAGGCAGTGCAAGTTCTTCTGCCAAGTCTGTATTCTTAATTTCCATAGCTTGATCTAAAGTTCTTCCCTTTACCCATTCGGTGACTAAAGAGCTTGATGCTATTGCGCTACCACATCCATATGTTTTAAATTTAGCATCAGTAATTATATCATTCTCTACTTTAATTTGCAAGCGCATTACGTCACCGCAAGCTGGGGCACCTACCATACCTGTGCCTATATCGTCTGCAGGATCCCATTTGCCTACGTTACGTGGATTCTCATAATGATCTAATACCTTATCTGAGTAAGCCATTCTTTTTATACCTTTTTACTTTTTTATCTAATTGTTCTAAGGCTCTTTGTATTTTAAATCCAGATGCTCTCATAGTGAAATTTTGTCCAAGCATATGGTCATATTCGTGTAACATAATTCTCGCAGGAATTCCTTTGAATTCTTCTATTACTTCTTCACCCTTTTCATTGTGATACTTGAATATAGCACCTCGAGGCCTTTTAATCATCAACCAAAGCCCTGGATAAGACAAGCACCCTTCTTTCATTGTAACCTGTTCATCTGATACATTTAATAATTCAGGATTAAACACAATCTTGGTGTCTACCCCCTGACCTCCTATTACAAAAACTTTACAAGTTAATCCTACTTGATTTGCTGACAACCCAACCCCGCCTGATTTATACATGGCAGCTAATAAATCTTTTTTCAATTCTATCGGATCCTCGTCACCATTAAAATCAAATTCAATAGGTGGTACTTTAAGTTTAGGATCACCAAAGGGGAGTAGTTCTAAATTTCTCATTATGTCATCACCGAGTAATTGTTTTTCTTTTCAAATTTTATCTGACTTCTAAATTTGTCAAACAGTTGATCGCCTTTGTGTGAGATTACAAATACATTTGTATCTTCACCTATAGTATTTAGTAACTGCATAACATAGTCAGTCCCATTAACATCTAACGAGCTATCAAACACCTCATCAAGTAGCAAAAGGTTTGTACTCGCACTGTTCTTCATCTTAGCAATGGTTCGCCAAGTAAATACAAGTGCTAAGTCAATACGTTGCTTCTCACCTTCGCTGAATGATGCGTAACTAAACTTGTCTCTGTGCCTTGACTTTATTGTTTCTTTGAATGTTTCATCAAGATCAAACTGTACAAAGAAGTCCATAGCTGTTAAATATCTATTTACTAACTTATTTATGACCGGCAAATACTGACGGATAATTTTTGTTTTGATACCTGAATCTTTTAACAGATGTTCTGCTACCTGATGATACTGCTGTTCTTCTTTGTAGGTATCCCGTTGTTCAGTTTTGCCCATAAGATCTTTAGCAATCTCTTTTAATTTAGCAGTTTCTTTTTCAATGTCACCTATCTTGTTTTCTGTTTCAGATTTCTCAAGTATCAACCGCTGTAACAAAGTCTGTTCAGCGATAAGTAGATTATTTGTTTCTAAGATCTTTTGATTGATTTCTAAGTATTGTTCATACAAAGCATCAACTTCTTCCCACTTAGCATCAAGTTCTACTTGTCCTTTTTCAAGTTCATCAATCCTATCCAACTTTTCTTCTGACATACTTGCTTTGAAGTCATGTGGTATGCCTTGCTTACAAGTAGGACAGTCATCATTGTTATGATAGAAATCTAACTCTCGTTTGGCGTCTCTAATTTTTCTATCAAACTCGGATTTGAGGGTTTCCAGTTTTTGTTTTTTTGATTCAACAGAGCCCAAACTCTCCTTCGCTGCTGTGCAAGCATTTGAGTCCGCTGTAAGTTTCTCAATCTTTGATTGTGTTGCATCTATCTCTCCTTGTATCTTGTTTAGTTTTTCCTGTTTATCAGTTTGTAAAGTTTCAATATAAGAACGCTGTACTTTGCCTTTCTCTTTTACTACTGTAATTTCACCTTCAATAAATCTAAGTTTGTCCTTTAACTCTGTAACTTTTTCTTTGAGGACTTCCTTCATCCTTGTAAATATACTTATGTCTAAGATGTCCTCTATGATTTCTCTGCGTTGTCCTAAAGGTAATTGCATGAAAGGCGTGAACGAGGCACTGCCAAGTATCACAATCTGTGTAAAGGACTTATAGTTTAGCTTCAGTATGTTTTCTTCAAGATGTTTTTGATAGTCACGTACACTGGCATTTTGATCTACCATACTACCATCAATTTCTATCTCAAAGATGCCTGGGAGACTGCCTCTACGTACAAGGTATTCTGTTTTACCTATCGTAAACTCAACCTCTACCAACAGTTTCTTTTTGTTGATAGAGTTTATTAACTGAGGCTTTGAGATATTTCGGAAAGGTTTGTTAAACAGGGCAAACGTGATAGCATCAAGCAGTGTTGACTTGCCCGAACCATTCTCCCCAACAATAAGGGTACTGGGGCTTCTGTCTAACTTTATTTCTGTAAAGGCATTGCCTGTTGACAGAAAGTTTTTCCATCTAATTATTTTGAATTTTATCATAAAATATTTTTGCCCACTGTTTGTGTGATTCAGTACCAGGGTGCAGAGCATCACTTGATAGATCAAGGTGTCCTTTATAATGAGGGTCACAATCCAAAAAGAAAATAGGAGTATTATATTCTCTGGCTACATTGTTTATTGCATCCACACACATATGTATATTAAGAATTGTATCTAAATTAGATTTAGGTATGTCCCATTTCGGCATAACAAAATTCTTATCATGTGGTTTAGGTTTCCAAGGACCTATAGGAACAAATTTTTTCTGATCCTCATCATAAAACTCTCTACGTGGATTGCGAGGCAACAAAATAAATACTGCTTTAGATTTTAATTTAGGTAACCATGTTTTTAGTATACGATAAGTTCCGTCCATACTACCACCAACCAAACCTAAATTATATGACTTACACTCAAGCAAATCACCGAGAACATCTGTCCATCTTGTTCCAATCTCTGCACCAATTCCTATTGTTGCACTACAACCAAGACACATGATGCTCGTAGTATCCTCTACCAATTCATGTGTTCTATAACCGTGAGAATTTATTTCTGCTTCATCAAAGGTCCAAAACATACCTGGTTCATAATAGGACAAATATGCTTCGTCAGGTATATCTTCCTCGACTACTTCCAAAGTAGGACTATACAGCATCCTGTGCCTCAACATATAGCGACTGCAACATTGTTTTCAGCTTAACTTTATCAACGTCAAGTTCTATGCCGTCTACATATTCTTTTAGCAGTGTCATTGTATCTTCTAAGTTTACATCGTCACCCACTGCTTCATCTTCAAACTCTGATAGGTCTTCAATGATTTTTAATTCAATCAGTTCTTGATTATAAAGATTGTCAAGGAACTTTTCAAAGAGAGACACGTTTGTTTTCTTTACAACAATAAGTCTTACACACTTACCCCGTACAGAGTTATAATCAAAATTATTGTATACTCCCAAGGAACCATCGTCAGAGTCATCATAATATATCTTAGCAAACATTTGATTCGGGTTGTCAACATAACTTAACTCCTGATTGTCACAATCAAATACAGCAAACCCTCGTGGGTCATCATAATCCGACCAAGTTATTTCATACGGGTTCCCCATGTATGTGATATTGCCTCGGCTGTGGCGGTGATGAAAGTGACCACTAACAACACGCTGAAAATTACTGAAAAGGCCAGGATCCATACCGTGAGGGTTAGCAGTCCCACGATACATCTGGTAGCCTGAGAACTCGAAGTGACCGAAGCACACCGTTGCCCGAGTTCCGTTAACCATGTCCATGCTTCGCTCATAATTGTCTGTGCAGATCCAAGGGAGGAGAAGGATTGTAGTCTTTCCCATAGTAACTTCAGTTGGTTCTTCATAGAGGTAAACATTGTCATATTCTCTCAATAATAAATTAGGTGAGTTTACTTCATTTGTATTTTTAAAATAAGTGTCATGGTTACCCGGTATCATATGAATATCAATACCTAAGTCTCGTGCCTTATCAAAAAAATATTCTTTACAGCTTTTTAAACTATTATAGTTTATATATTTGCGTCTGTCAAAGGTATCTCCGAGGTCAAAGATAGTTTTGATACCGTGTTCTTCCAAGTAAGGGAAAAAAGTTTCTTCATAAAACTTTCGGAAGTAAGCATCAAACTGTAGCGAGTCTCCTCTCGCACCGAAATGCAAGTCGGTCACTAAAGCTATCTTCATTAACGCTCATAGATAGCAGAGTTAGCACCGTGTTCCCTTACTTCACACGACACACAATAACATCTACCATTTGTTAGATTCTTAACAACAGAATCGGCATACCAAAATGCTTCTTCTGCAAACTTCTCACAGCCAACGCCTGGTAGTACGACAACCTTAGCAAGTCCTTTGTCTTGTAATGACATAAGTTCTTTTATCTCTGGGTCGTCTTTGTCTACAACCAAAGTATGGTCAAAGTTATCTTCTAACCATTCCTTTAGTTCTTTCAAGCCACCAAAGTCTACTACCCAGTTTTTATCATCAAGCATATTACAGCCAAACTTAAAGCTGAATCCTAATGAGTAACCGTGTAGCAGTGAACAATGGCTGTGCGTGGCATTAGGTTGTCTGAATACACACGACAACCCACGTTCATGCCCATACGTTTTCGTTGAAAAATGTCTCATCTGTTCTCCCACTTATATGCGTGTTCTACAATGTCAGTGAGATTATATTTAGGAATCCATTGCAATTCATTTATAGCAAGTTCGATAGCTGCGAATGTTTTTGCTGGGTCACCCTCTCTCCTGTCACCATAGTTCACTTCAATATCCTTACCTGTGTATTCTCTGAAAGCATCTATCACTTCCAATACACTTTCTCCGTTGCCTTTACCAATGTTGAATACTTGATAAATGCCATTGCGATCTAAATAATGTATCGCATCAATGTGTGCTTGTGCAATATCGTATACGTGTGTATAGTCACGTATCGCTGTTCCGTCTGGTGTATCGTAGTCATCACCGAATACAGTAAATGGGTTACCTCTACCAAAACATCTTGCAAGTATAGGAACCAAGTGTGAATATGTTTCCTGTTCGTAACCGTGTCTATTCAATGGGTCAGCACCTGCCGCATTAAAGTATCTGAGTGACAATGTTTTGATACCATATGCGTGTTCATAGTCTTTGAGAATTTCCTCAAAGAAATGTTTTGTACGACCATATGGTGACATAGGATCCTTTCTGTTTCTCTCCGTTGTGGGAAAGTCTGGGTTATCACCATATACACTACTTGAGCTACTGAAGATAAAATTCTCAACCCCTGCCTGAATACACTTGTCGAGGAACCTGATACTGCTCACAATATTATTATTGTAGAACACTGATGGTTCCTCAACGCTACGACCAACTTCATGGTCAGCAGCAAAGTGAATCACAGTTTTGATCTGATTCTCCTTGAGAATAGTCCTAACAGTGTCCGAACAAAAATCTACACAGACACCTGGCTTTGTGAAATCACTTGCCCAGTCTACACCGAACACCTCAAAGCCTTGTTCTTCTAACTGCAAACAAGTTTGATAACCAATGAATCCTTTACTGCCTGTGACTAATACCTTCTTATTCATACTTTGCCTTTGCTACGTGTTTACGATATGTTGTAGAATCTCGATACAATGGTTGATTAAGAGGACCGTGTATCATACAGTCTAATGTTCTTTCGATTGTGTCGTTCTGATAATCACTTATCATACCTATATTATACATAGATGTGTTGTAGTTGTCAATATTAAATGCCATCTTTTCTAACTTATCTAAAGCATCTTCCAAAGACCAAGGCACGTACATATGATTATGGTTGTTAGCAAACACCTCAGGGAAACTTCTATATGCTGGGAACAGTGTCAAACAACCCATAGTGTCTGCTTCACTAACTGTATTGCTAACCCAATCCTGTAGCGCACAGTTGAATAGTATTTTACTGTCGGCCAATAGATGATAGTAATCATTCTTTTTAAGTCCAGTATAAACTTTGAAGTTTGCTGTGTTGCCTGACTGTAGAGCCATTGCCCTGTCCACATACTCCTGACGATTACTTTTCAGTTCAGGGTGACCGCAGAATATAGCAAACTCCATTGTTGGATCAATCTTATAATATGCTTCAGCCAAGTCCATGTAAAAGTGTGGTTGTTTCTCATCATCCCAGCGAGAAGAATATGCTACTCTATTCGTCCTGTCAATAATGTTTTTACGGTATAGTGGCGATACTCTTTCTAACACTTCACTCTTACCGAAAGGCAATCCTGTAACATAGATTGGACATTTGAATCCTGCAATACGAAGATGTGCTACAAATTCTTCTGATGCTACCATGATACCATCAACAAACTGGTCAACCATTTCTTCATACTTACGCATCCAATCAAACATACCTTCCCGTGTTAGAAAGTCATCTGGATCTGTAGTCTGTGCTAAGAAACGTAGAAAAACTCTTGGTCGATATTTGTGTGGTGATTGTTGCATGATATAAGGCAAACATTCAAGTCCGGGTGTAAACATATCTTCGTAAAAGATTACGTCTTCGTTTGTCACTTCACCGTTCTTCATCTTTTGAATCAGTGTCATGTGCTGTGCCAAGCTATAATATGTTCTACCATGGGCATCAAGCACACTGCCTGTTACAATAGCTTTGCTGTTATCAAGTTCAACCCCGTGTACAACCTCATAGTCGATACCGAGTTCTTTAAATACTCGTTCATTCCACTCCTGTAATTGTAGAGTGTAGCGGCTCTCATAAGACTCTAAGCCCATGTAAAATAGTTTACGCATTATATACTATAGCTCCGTTTTCATCATCTTCAAATACTTCAACCACGCATTGCCTGTTAGGATAGTTTGCCTCAACATAGTCCATGAGGTCCTGACCAAGCATTTCACATGATTTATAATCAAGTTCCATAATACCTTCATCAAACAGTGCCTCAAGTTCACGCTTGAACAGAATAAACTCTACGTCCCTGTCATCGTGGAATACTTCTAATGTCACATAGAAATGAAATATATGGCGGTGAGGGTGTTTGAGAAACTCAACACCCTCTGGCGCATTAGGGTAACAGTGTATGCCTTCTTTCTGAAAGCTCACCTTGATAAATACATTACGTTTTCTTACTGGCATTGAACCACTCCGGTACTTGTCTGTTTGTCCACTTAGCGAAGTCTCGCTTGTATGTTCTGTAGTAGTTACGATAACCGTCTAAAGGATCAGCCATCTTAACATCATCAGGCATTGCCTGTGGTAAGGTAGTGACACCTGCACTCGGCATATTCTTAGGTGTCTTACATAGTATATGTTCTAACTTCTCTTGTGTCAAGTGTTTTCTACCATACCTATGAGTATATTCTTTACAAAGTTCTATCCACAGGCTGTACAAGTAGCCGTAGTTTTCCTTTGTCAACCTACACCACTTACCTGAAGGATGATTAATGTGCGATGCTTTGTACAGCGTGTTCTCAAGTTTACTATTCATCATTCGCCAACGCTTAATGTTGCGATTGTTTTTAGTTTTGTCCTGATACATATCACCGTCAAGTACACGGTGTGCTGTAGACATTAGCTGTGCATACTCTATAATCATCTTGACCACGTGCTTGTCGCAATGGTGTTGCGCACAAGTAGTAGTGTTAGGGTGTAGATAAAATATATTCATTATTGTTTACCTGTATATTTTGCTGGTATTGTTGACCAAGCAACAAGACCTCGTTTACCTGTTAGTCCCCTGTTTCTATAATCATCACTACAATGTATACGCCTTCTATCAGTTCCGTTTATCCAACCTTTGTTCCAAGGAAAGATTTCCTCAATAGATAAATGTTCGCAAGTCATTCTATCACAGTGAGTAAGATACTGTTCATATACCTCATCAGTAATGCTATGTTTTTTTGGAGGACTTTTTTCATTAATCCAGTCTGCCATATTTTTTAGATCGGGCGAGCTTTCATTAAATATTACAGTATTAGCATTATATGTGTCAAGTGGTATTATAAATGTCCAAGCATAATCTACATCATCCGGCAAGTAAGTAGCCTTTTCTTTGTAGTCATAAGCATCACCATGTAAAGGGTATGGTTTCAAACTATCATGTAAGTGCCAATCACCGACAATAACATCTGGATGAAAATGCTCATGTATTTTGGTATCTATAATTTCAGCAACACGTTGCCTATGTTCAGGCTGGCGCAAAAAAACATAATTGCTATTATGTTGTGCGTGTTTATCTGGCCCTTCATCTGTTATAGTGTGTACAGATGGGTGTGCCCAAATTTCTTCTAACTCTGCTATTTCATCATCAGATAGAAAGTTAGGTATTGTTTTTGTATCAAACAAAGATGCCATATATTAACTCATCACATTAGTAAATGTAGTTTCAAACTCCTCATTGAGAGCAGTCTCGTCTTGGAAGTTTCCTCGGTAATATACGTTAGCCATTTTACGGAACACTCGCTTGTCAAGTCCTTCTTCATCGTGTATCTTTTTTACGATCTCACGGATAAGTTCTCGCTCTGCTTGTGCTCGGGTCAGGGCATCGGAAACTTCTACAATTGCATTTCTAACTTTTACTGGGTCCATTATATACTCCTTTCTATAGTAAGTCAAATAATAAATGTATTCTGTTAAACATAAGATTGCCATTTAGTGCAGTATGTGGTCTGGTAGTATTAGTCAACCAAGCCCCGCCGTCTGCTGGCATATATTTTACTTCGTTATCAATAATCATCATACACTGTTCGTTTGTTTCAAGTGGCAAATGAATTCTTTTGGTTATATCTGCGTGTAATGAAAAACACTTTTGTCCCGGCAACATCATAGCTCTAACACGACCAATAGGATAATCATTTTTAATAGTGTTATATACTGTCTCTATATATTGTCCATTTAAAAATTGATTCATTTCTGTAAATGTTTTATTTGCCATTAAAGGCCCGGTACCATGAAACCAGTTAGGTTGACCGGGAGGGTGTGTTAAACAAATCTGTCCTTCACCCCAACCAGTTAAGTTACTTACATTATATACTTCCTGTTTGAGTAAGTCAACATCAAATTGATAGTTTAACCGTATAAAGTTATCCAAACAATGCCTCCAATGACGGCTTTTCCAATGGTGCTACGTGTGAGATGCTTGCCGACTTTTTATTGGCCTTAAAAATAGGTGCCCATGTATTCATCCATTCGTTAAACGTGGCCACATCTTTAACATTATATAGAGCTTTGGCCGCACCGGGAGGATACTTTTTGTCCGCTAACTTAATGAGTGCCTTTTTGTCATGTGTATACTTTTCAATCTGGTACATAAAGTTTTTGATGCTACCACAACACATTGCTGTTCTGCCTTCATACCATTCATCCAACTGTCCGTATGTTTCAAGATATGGGATAGAAGGTGTGTTCAATACTTCATGGAACTTTTCAAGTGTCATTGACAGAGGCCAATATTGTTTTATATCATTGTACATAACCTCATACTCTCTGTTAGGCACAAACGCTCGTGCTTCACCTACAAGAGGAGCGTCGGATGCTCTTGCTCTATCATACTTCAACGTCTTACCTTCGCCTGATACGAAATGTCCATTGACAATCTCACCCAACATATAATAGAGACCTGTTTCTACTGCCCGTGTGTGAGTAGTAGAGTCATATGATACATGAACATCGCCGTACATACCGTTCTGTAAGAAAATAAGATACGGTATCATGCGAGACACAGCACCTACTCCCAGAATATGTAAGTGTAGTTTGCCTGTTTCATCTCGTACAGGAACCTGACTTGCAAAGAATGCCTTTTGTATATCTTCAAGTGGACCTGTACCCAATGCCGCGCCTCCCATTGCCACACCGCCTATACGATTGTGATCTTCTTTGGGTACTGTCTCAAGTATAGTGTCAATCCATTCAAGGTAAGTT